CCAACAAATAGGATGTGTACTACTGGCCAAGTAATTGATTTATACATACTTCTTTTTTTGCTTTCCATTTTTCTCCCTATGGTTTTTCTAGAATGTCACGATTGTCAACTATGCTTTTCATAAATTTCATTAAGTTGTCATATCCAACAGCATTGTCTACAATTTTATTATAATGGTGCGAACAAAACAATAGTTCTCCTACGCCACCCTCTACCAAGACGTAGGCTCTTGCTGAGCATCTATCGCAACGGTCAAGAGCAGTTAGTGTACGAGATTTTTCTTGTGTAATCATATATTAATTATACCTTGATTTTCGTAGATTGTCAATACTATATTACCAAGTCTGATTGCTCTGCTTCTTCAACGACAGAAATAGTCATTTTATATCTTTCATCTATTATTTGATATATATCTTCAAAAATTACATAATTGCTATAGTTTCTATAGTAGAATTTTCTAAAATGAAAATTACAAAAAAATGAAACACCGCCAATCTCTTCTTTACTAATTATTTTTACAAATGCTTGTTTTTTGCACCAACAATAACTATCAGATGTTTCATTTGTTTTAGTGTTTTTATCAAAGGTTTCTTTAATTTGATCTCTTTCATCGATAACCTTATTAGCAATAACTGGCCATAAGTCTGGGGTTCTGTTCATTGTTATGTCTTTTTCAAACTGATAGTGATAGTCACATAAATATCTAGTTCCATGAATTCCGTCCATAAAAACACTTGCTGGTGCAAAACATGATGTATTTGCATTCATAGGATTTTTAATTATTTTATATGTTTTTTCTGGAAAAATCAACATTGGATCAAATGCTTGACATTTTTGATCTTTTGGAATGCTTTTCATTTTTTTCTGTTGTCTGTGCTATAAAACCCAGAACCATTAAAAATTGTCCCAATTTGTGAATAAACTCTGATTAATTTTTTATTACAAGAATCACAGACATATCCTGGATCTTCATCACTTATTGATCTTTCTTTTATAAATCTTTTAGCACAAGGCATACAGTCATATTCATAAATTGCCATTATTCTTCTCCAGTCGAGTCTCTTTGGGTAGTCAATGAATGATACCACTGTGGAATAGCATATCTAATTCCATTAGAAATTGGCATAACTTCGTGAACATATATATAGTTTGATGGGAAAAATACTACACTTCCTGCTTCTGGTTTAATTTTTATATCAAGGTACGGAAAATAAATTTCTCCACCTTCATAATTATCATTTAAATATCCAACAGTAGAGATTAATCTACTACTAACCCCTTGATCCTGGTGAGGAGGCAAATAACCAGAGTTAGAATATTTTAATATGCTGAGTCTTCCTTCTGTTGATTTTACAGTTTTTCCAGCAGACGGATATACAGTATTTGCATAATGATCAAAAACTTTATCAATACCCTCGGAAACATTTTTATATATTACCGACACCTCTTCATACAAGGGGTCATTCTTTTCCATATCTCTTGGGTTTGTTATCCAAGACTTTAAACAAAACCTTTCAAGAGTTGGATCCGCACCATTCCACTCTTCCCAGGCCTCTGCTTTTGATTCAATGCCAGATTGAAGACGATTCTGTATTAGTTCAATAGTTTTAATTGTTGCCTCTGGATTTGTAATTGCATTCTTATAATACACTAACCCAGGGGCCATGATTTGATAATTCATTATGTTCTCCATATCCGAATATTAATTATATCAGAAGGTGAGCCTTTTATACACATGCTCAGGTGTCTTAGATTTATTTTATTTTAATTGTTTTTGGCTTTTTTTCTTCAGGAACTATGCGGTCAATACTAATATTTAGCATACCATCCTTTAGATCAGCACCAGTAACTTCCATGTATTCACCGAGAGCAAATGATCGTGTAAATTTGCGACCTGCAATGCCCTTATGAACAACTTCAGCATCGGTTACCTCAATAATTTCACCCTTAATGATGAGTGTTCCATTATCTACTGATACATCAATGTTTTCTTTTGAGAATCCTGCGATTGCAATAGATAGCCTATATGTATCTTCGTCTAACTTAAGAAGATCATATGGTGGATATGATTGTGAGTTTGTCTTATGTGCTGTATTTAAACGGCCTAACTCTCTGTTAAAGCCAATAAAAAAAGGATCATTGAATAGATCCATTGCGAATTGTGTTACCATTTTATTCCTCCTTCAAGCGAATAAGTTAATGTACCCCCATTTGGCAGATACATATTAATTATATCATATTTGATATTAGTATTGTTTATTTTGATGTATTTCTGGAGAGTGATACTTATCACTATAATCTAGCATTGTGGCAAGTGCATATTTAGTACCGCTTGTTACTGGCATTGCCCTATGAGTGTACATATAATTAGATGGAAATATCACAAGATCTCCAGCAACTGGCTTGTATGTATAATTCCATCCACCAAAACTTAACTCTCCGCCTTCGTAATCATCATTTAAATATTGAACTAATGATATTGTACAATTATAGTTTTCAGAGTGGTCGTGGTGATACTGGAAGTGCTGACCTTTTTCATATTTAAGAAAGTTAAATGCTTCCCAATATTTTAATTCTCCAACAGAAAATGTAGTGCAATATTCATTAACTGCAATACTTTGTCTATCATAAATTTCTTGCCAAATTTTTTGTAATTCTAAAGATTCTTTCCCTGTATCTTTTTCAAGCGTTGATTTCCTAAACTTGAAATCAAAGCAGTCTCTAAAGTCAGGCATCTTTTCAGAATATCCTACAGTTGACTCAGACCATTTATAGGTTTGGCTATTGCCAAGAATGGTACTTAGCCTATTAATAACATCTAAATCTTTGCTAATTACATTGCTGTAAATTGCAATTCCAGGTATTGGACTTTTCATTTGAACCTCTTTCTATTTTGTATTTAATTATACAACATGTAAAGAAATTATGCAAGTTTTATTTTTTAGATTTTTGTCTTGCTTTTGCCAAGGCCTCAAAATCTTTGATTTTTGTTTCACCCATATAGCCCCAAGCATGTCCATCTTCGATCATCTGTTCATTGATAGATTTATTTGATCCATCAACATATATCCATCCTAAGATTCTTCCATATTTTTCGGAACTGTCTGGCTTTTCTGTTTTTACAACAATATTCTTAGCATCTTTAATTTTAGACTTTAAGTATTCTTTTGCCTCAAGCCCCAAAGCCTTTTCTGCTTTATCTGTTGTTCTGGATTCTGGGGTATCAATACCAGCAAGTCTTAATCTTTGTGCATATGAAACACTAAACCCAAGATCTATTTCTACGTCTATCGTGTCTCCATCAACAACATTTGTGACTTTTTTAATTCTATACTCGTACATTATTCAGACTTCTTTTTTTCTTTTACATACCAAATTGGTAATTTTAGGTTGTCTCCAGACCACTCGTATCCCAGTAGTTTAACAACAAGTTTAATTATTTTAAGACGCATGCTTCTCCTTATTTATGATTATGTTGCATTTCTGCTTGATGCATCATATAGATATTATTATATCCCATTTTGCTAAATTCTTGGCAAACAACTACCATTTCGCAATCTGGATTGCCAGTAACTGTATTAATATACCCCCACCTTACCCCAGCCCTAAAGGCTTCGGCCTTATATAGGCAAAATCCACTAGAGACAGAGTAGTATTTTTTATAGGGTAATTTCCTGTATATTTCAAAATTTTCTCCAATTGCACGATCATACTCAGCCTGCTCTCTTGTTGCCCAGTGATCATAAAGGGATCTTTTTCTTAAAGTGGCAGAAGCAACAATATCAAAGTCTGGCTCTAGTTTTTTAAAATTTAAAACTTTTTCCACTGCAGGCATTTTAAATTCAACGTCAATATCTATTATCAAGACATAGTCAACATTTTCTAAGAAGTTGTTAGCAGTAAGGGCCTTATTTCTTGCTACCGATAAATTCTTTACTCTATCTTCATCTTTTGTTGAACCATAAAACCGTGTATTAATTTTTTCTGAAACAATAGATACACCAGCAAACATAGAATAATCTTGTTTAAAGATTAAACTCTTGGTTGAGTCTGTTGAATCATTTTCGTATAACGACAAATAGAATTCATATTCTGGGAAAAAATCAACCATTGCCCTAAGCCTATTGTAGTAATTAACATAAAAATCTTCATCATTCCTAACAATAGAGCATATTAAGATTTTTTCTTTTACTTTTTTTAGTTCAACTTTTGCTATTTTATTTTTAACATATTTACCTATGCAGTTATCAATAAAGTCTGAATAGTCTTTTTTAATTTTATCCCAGTTATAGGTTTGTGAGTGCTTATATGAATTATCACATAAATCTTTATATGTTCTTTCATTTTTAAGGATTTTAATTTTTGCATAAAAATCATCCTCGCTATCTGCAATAAGCATTGACTCTTCCACTTCTTGACTAGAGAATCCCCTTGCCCCTATAGTTGATGTCACTATTGGAATGCCATATCCAAGAGCCTTCATCATTTTTAAATGAGTTCCAGATCCACTAGACATAGGGTTTATAAATGCAAATGATGTTCTAAAATATTTATCTAAGGTCTCATCATCTACATGACCAGTAATATGAACATTGCTTGAAATGCTGCCAGCCTTAATTCCATTACCACATCCACCAATAATAATAAAATTAAATTCTGGCAATGATTTAGCAAAACTAACTACTGCTCTTGCTGCAACCTTATTAGGTGGATGTCCACTACCTACAAAAATAATATCTCTAGAATTAAGTCTATTTTTGTAATCAATCTTATTTTGGATTGTTGTACCATTGGGGATGTATGTTCCAGAAATATCTTTACCGTAGTAGTTTTGTAATTTTATAAAGTCTAATTTTGAACAATATGTAATTTCTTTTGCCTGATTTAAAATGCGGGTTTCCATGTTTTCAACTATAGCAAGAAGTTCTGCATTATTGATATGAACCTGTTTGGCTAGTTCTAGTTCTGCATTATGTGAGTTATATATGATTGGAATATTTTTAATGTTTTTAACAAGAGGTGATACTGAATAATGGTCAACAATTAAAATGTCATGCTCTTTTGACAAATCTGCTAAAACTTTAGTAAAAATGTTTAAATCATCATTTAATATTTCAAAAACAGCATCATGATTATCACTAGCAAAATTAGAAATAAGATTTTTTCTACGTCTATGCATAGCAGATCCTATCTGTGGCTGTAAATAAGCAATATTATTACCTATCTTTTTATTAATTAGTTCATTGTTCCAATTAAAGGACAAGAACGTAACTTCATGATCAGTTAAGGCCTCAAGCAAGGTTGCAGTTCTTTCTTTTCCCCCACTATTTTTTGACCAATCTGGTAAGTTAGCGCTTACAACTAATATTTTTGCCATATTACCCATTATACCCTATGCTATAATTTTTAAAATGGACTATGTATATATATGTCGTAGTGGCGACAATGATGAGTTAAGATATTCATTAAGGTCAATTGAAGAAAATATGCCAGAAGGAAGAGTCTGGGTTGTTGGTCATAGGCCAATTTGGTATATAGGTGATTTTATCCCTGTAGATGATATTGGTGGAAAATTTGATAATATTAGAAACTGTATTAAAACTGTATCAGAACACTCAGAAATATCTGATGATTTTGTTTTAATGAATGATGATTTTTTTGCCTTGAGGCCAATTAATAAATTAAATAATTATCATGGAGGTTTACTAGAAAATAAAATAATGAGATACAAAGAATTACGGATGGCATCTAAATATATAAGATTGCTAGAATTAACTTTAAAGCAATTAAAAGAAAATGGAATTAACAACCCAATAGATTATGATATCCATATCCCAATGACAATTAATAAAACAATGTTAAAAGATGCAATTAATTTAGCCTTTTTCCCAAGATCAGCCTATGGAAATTTAGCCAAACTTGAGGCTACTAAAATTACTGATGTCAAAATATATAATAGCGGAGAAAAAATTAATTGGGATAAAATTATAAATAATGATTTTGTATCAACAGAAGATAATTCTTTTATATCTTTAAAAAATAATATACTGCATAAAATGTTTAATAAACCAAGTAAACTAGAAAATCCTAATTACTAATGTACACTAGGTAGGACTTGAACCTACGATAGCCGAATTATGAGTTCGGTGCCTTAACCAACTTGGCTACTAGTGCATTCTGCGTCCCCAACGGGATTTGAACCCGTGTTAACGCCGTGAAAGGGCGACGTCCTAGGCCACTAGACGATGGGGACTCGCTGGCCTACCAGGCTTCGATCCTGGGACATCCGAATTAACAGTTCGGCACTCTACCTGCTGAGTTATAGGCCAATATAATAAGTTTATCACCCATGTCTTAATTTGACAAGTTTATTTTAAAAAATCTGGATCTGAATATTTTTTTAATGATGTATGCATGTAAAGCGCAGTATATCTATGTCCAGACTCAATCTCTGTTATTCCATGGATATATTCTGTTCCAGCGCTAGGGAAAAACACAGCAGAAAATTTTTTAGGTTTATAGGTAAAGCCTTGATTAGGAAAGTAAATTTCTCCACCCTCGTATTCTGAAGGATCATTAAGATACATTATGGTGCTCCACTCAATAAATGGCTCTGGACCCTGGGCATCTATATGTAAATCACCTTTAGTTCCAGCGGTCCAGTGGGATCCGAATGCCTTAAATACATAGATATTGTTTAAATATCCATTTAGTGATTTGTGAATGTTGTTGGTTTTGTGCCCATACTTGATTAAAATATTCATTACGCTATCGTTATAGGGAAGCGCAGTACCTCCATATCTTTTTTTATAATATTCTGGATAAGGGTTTGTTTCAGAAGGATTGTTCATCTCTGAAATTAATTTTAAAGCATCTTCTTCTTGAATAAAATCTTCAATAACAGAAATTCTATGCATACTATTCCACCTCTTTATATTGTTTAATAAATCTTCTTCCACCTAGTCTATCGTAAGATGTTTCGCTAACTTTATAAAAAACATCATTTGCATAAAATGGCAACCAGTGCAAACTTGAAAAATTAAAATTATTTTTTTCAGAAAACTTATTTACAACATCTTGTCCTAGATTACCTATAAACTCATTTGCCCCTGTTTTAAATAATTTTATGACCTGATTGTAATTGTGATATTTAGAAAATGGTACATAATAATTAAAATCGGTAAGAGTGCTATATTCACTTATATGTACCAGGCTTGTTGGAGCAGCAACTATTTCTATGTTATCTTTGCAATATTGTAAAGACAAAACTTCTTCCTCTCCATGATATTTTAGCCATCCTGGAAAATTATACTCTCCAAGTTTACTATTTTTCATCATAACAACGTTTCCAAATATTAAATTTCTATCTATGTAGTTAGTAACTGTATAGTTTGATATATCGCTAAATGTTTTGTTTACATAAAAAATTTTTGAGTTATCAAACGTTACTTTTTTATTTCCAGAAATAACAACATTTTTATCTTTTACATAATTTATAAATTCAGTATCCCAGTTTTGAAATAATGTTGTTCCTGGCGTTATCGTCATGTGATATTTGCCCCCAACAGTTGCCTTTAATCTATTATCTTTATAATCAACAGCGCCTTCATTATTGTCCCAGTTAATATGGAAATAGTCTCCGTTACAGTTTTCATAGGAATTAACCAGGTCTTCAAGAAGTTTTGATCTATCTATTGCATTTTGATCATGCCAGTGAATAAAAATAAAAACATCGCCAGATACCTTCTTCATCAAATCTGACAATGTATCTATAGCGTCTTTGGTTTTATAAGAATACATGACAACATTAATGCTGTCCCATTCTTTTTTAGTATTTGTATTGTCTAACATTTATTTAAAATTTTTCCTTTTCCAAATATCTTTTTTATAATATCCAGTAACTACTGTTCTTCTGTTTTCTGCCTTAAACTCTTCTTCTTCAATAATTTGATTACTATCGTCAACCTCTATTTCCCAAGAGTCTCTTTTAAAAGGAAAAAATTGCATAACTGGCGTACCTTTTGGAATAGTTCCGATAAAGTTTCTTTTTACAAAAAAAGAAAAAAATACTGGCAAGCCCCAAGAGTCTGAATCTACAACTCCAGAAAGAGTATAGAATGGTAGGTCGTACCTGTTCATTGGGTGAGTCACTAGGACAGAGTATCCTGGAGGTGTTCTATAAAACCAATTCATCCTTACTCCAAAGTGTACTGGATGACAGTCTCCTGGTATTGGAACCTCAAGGGTTGGTCGCTTATCGATTAGCATAACGTCACCTTTCCAAGTTAACTTTGGATATCCGTGTTCATTTTGACTAACCTCAAGATCATCTTCCAGCAAATAGTAATAGCCAGATGTTAATGCGTCAAAAAAAGGAATACATTTTTTTGTTGCAACAAAAGTTCCATCTGTGCCTACATGGTTTATTGGATTTAAATTTTTTTCACTATTTGTTGGGCCGTATAAAGATAAACTTTTATACCACTCTGGTACTTGAGAAATTGCTGGCACAGGAGGGATTAGTTTATTTTCAAAGTCTTGAATTGTTGGAATAAAGGTTAGTTTTTTATTTTTACTCATTTATAGTCTTTTGCAACCCTCATGTTGTTTCTATAAAAATTTTTAAATTTACTTCTTATTAAAAGTCTTTGAGACAATAAAGTTTTATTGGATTCCTCAACATCAACTAATTCCATAGAATAATTATCTCTTTTAAAAGGAATTACCTGAACTAGGGGAGTTCCTCTCTCTAAAACCCCTTTAAATCCTTTTTCTAGTTGTATTGAAAAGTGACCGTCTGTAATAAATTTATCTGTATCTACTATTCCGCCAAATGTTCTAAATGGTAATTCATCTGAGTGAAAAGGATGAGTAAACAAAGTGCTATATCCTTTTTCTGTTCCAACAGACCAAAACGGCATAATTCTAAAAATTTCTTTATGGTATTGTTTTTCATTTAATGGGTAGTGAGATACTTGCTCTGGAGCATGAGAAGAAACTAACTCTCGCTTTACTTGACTAGCAAAAGATGGCACAGACCATTTTAGTTTATTCGGATCTGTTGCATCTACATATATGTCACAAGGAATATATATAATATATCCACTAGTAATAATATCAAAAATTGGCATACATCTTTTTACTGTTGATGCACTTCCTCCAGTTTTTAACATTTGCTCTTCGTCTGATGTACCGTATGCTGGTTGTTGTTTGTACCATTCTGGAATATTTTTAGATGCTGGCGTTGGCGCAGGAGACATTGCTTGGGTTTCTTTACTAAAAGGATAAAACTTAATCTTTGCCATAAAACTCCTTAATTCTTGCTACAACATCATTCTCTGCGGTAAAAGTAATGAAGTAGGCTGGTTGCCTTCTTTTAATTCTACCATATCCGTCTGGCTTCATGTGTGAGCCTTTGTTTTTAAATTGAAAAAGTAGCATTTTTGGATCAACAATATCTGAATTTTCTTTGCTAGAAATATATTTTTCCTCATAAAAATAAAATGGAGAGTTCTCTGGTCTAGAAATGTGGACTTCAATCCCGTCGCAATCAATAAACCAGGTCATTGCCCATCTAAAAATTTCGCTAAAGCATTCTTCATTTTCTATAGTTTTTGCTCCATATTTATAAAACTGCCTCATGTGTATTTTTTCTACGGCATCTAATTTACTATTTTTTTCTAGCAAAAAAACCTCTGCAAAGTTTTCTTGACACAGCGTAACTGTATTGTCTACAATCGAAACTAATCTAGGGGGTGATGATAATTTATACATATATTTATTGATTGGCTTTATAATTGAATCTTTATACTCTGTTTTTAAAATTTCATTATAGTCTAACCAGTCATTTTTTATATTAGACCTTTGATTAATAAATACAAATGATTTTTTTGTAGAATTTTCCCAAATATTAAAATCAAAATTGTTCATATTGATCCTACTATAATTTTATGATTATAAGTTTTTTCCCAAAGTTCTATATCTTTTTCATCATTTAGCAAAGGCTGACCCTTAATATTTAAACTTGTATTTAATAGAACTGGCACACCAGTTTGTAAATAAAACTTGTTTAAAACTCGCCACAAATCTCTGTGTTGATAACGATTAACGGTTTGTACTCTAGAGGTTCCATCAGCATGAACAACTGACGGGATCTTTTCTGGCTGAAGACATTTTACTGTGTACTGCATATATGGAGAATCAAAATCCATATCAAACCATTTATCTGCACACTCTTCCATAACAACTGGAGCGAATGGCCTAAACGGCTCACGTTGTTTTATTAAATTAACCTTATCCTTTATATCAGGGTCTCTTGGATCAGCAAGTATGCTTCTATTGCCTAATGCTCGTGGTCCGTATTCTGCTCTTCCTGTTGCTACCGCCACAATTTTATCTTTTAATATACCCTCGACAATTGCATTAACTGGATAGTTACCTCCTAAATCATAGCCAAGGTATGGAGTTTCCCAGTTTAAATGTTTACCATAAAGCGCTGCTGCTGCTCCAAGAGATGACCCAGCATCTCCAGGATTAGGCATAATCCATATATCGTCAAAAATATTCCACAACTCTGTATTTGCTGAAGAGTTTAAAGCGCACCCACCCATAAAGACTAAATTATATTTGCCAGTAATTTTTTGTGCGTGTTGCATAAACTCAGTCAGTCTATTTTTATATACATCCTGCACTGCTGCAGCAATATCAAATTTATCTTGTTCTGTTTTAACCCATCCCCAGTCTGTAATTCCTTTGTGGAAGTTATATTTTTGTTTTTTTATTGATGGGAAATAGTCATTAACTTTTTTATAGTATTTTTTTGAATCACCATACGCTGCCATGCCCATCATAATATACTCTTCTTGGTTTGGCATTAGGCCAATCAACTGTGTAAATGCGGAATAGAATAGACCAAAACTAAATGGGTAGTTGTGTTTTTCTTTTAATGTTATTGTAGAACCTTCTCCAGTCCAAATTGTTGACGTATTAAATTCACCTATGGAATCTAAAACAACTATTACGGCATCATCAAATGTGCTTGTAAAATATCCTGCTGCTGCGTGAGAATAGTGATGTTTAAATGATACCCTTGGAATGTTCTCTATATTAAACTTTGGTTTCCAATCTCCCAATCCACCATTTAATACAAGCCTTGTTTTTTTTAAAAGTGGCTTTTCGTAATAGGCTATATAGTCTGGTTTTCCGTATGACAATGCGTCTTTAATTAAATCATTGTTTACATACCAATCATTTTTTTGCTTGCTGTATCTTTCTGAATGCCCCGCAAATAATATTTTATTATTGTCAATTAAAGACACAGATGCATCGTGGGATGTTTCGTTAATACCTAAAATTATCATATCAATTAATTATCTTTAATACAACTTGGCAAGGATCTCCGCCATCCTCCCACTCTTGTTGTTCCTCTTCTGTCATATATGGATCTCCTTCATGCGTATTGCAAAATGGTGGAGTAATCCACTTTCTGTTAATTCCATTTTCTAGCCAAATGTCAAACTCCTGAATATTAGAAAGTTCTTCTTGCTCTTCTTCAAACATGTTATTCATTATGCACTCACCGTATCTATTGGCCCTTTACATGAAGGGGAGTATTCTATTGCTGATGCAACTGCTTGCCTTACTCTGTTTCTAGGATTTTTTTGTTTTTGTGTTGAGTATAAGGACCCATATGCATACGCAGAGCCAGAACCCATACATAAAAATGGTTGTTGATATTCTGTTAATGACATATCAATTGCATTGTGCTCAAATATTCTTCCACGAATACAGATTATCATTCCAAAATCTGCGTCTTTGGTTGTGTCTACCCACCACTCTTCATAAAACTTTCTTAATGATTTAATAAATTTAGTATACATAAATTTATCTAAATTTCCTTCTGGTAGTGGTGGCTTAAAGTTATGTCTAATTCTTTCGCCATCCATAGTTCCAGCATATCCAAAAAGATACGGACCAGTTTTCCAAACTTTGGGGGCAACAATAGACATTATATTATCATCATCGGAAGCGCCACGATCTCCTGCCATAAAAACTTTGCCATCTTGTTTGACAACGGCAATAATGGTCATAGGAATCCTCTCAAACTGGTATATTTAAGTATACCAAAAGATTTTTGCTTGTCAACTACTATTATTTAATGGTTTGCCCACACGCTGAGCATGTTTTGGCTTTATTTTGAGATTTTTTATCAGCAGTTGATGCTGTTTTTTTCGCTGTTCCAAATTTTGGACGACCAAACCCAACGATTGAGATTAGCACTCCAGCCTTATTTTTCTTATAAGCACGAAGTTGCTTGCAAACCTCTCCACCATTTCTTTGGCTTCCAGACTTTTTTGAAGAAGTATTTCCTTCAATACACCAAACAGTTCCATCTTCATTATCTTTTACAACAATACCTACGTGACTAATACGATCAACGCCATCTGAAGGGAAATCAAAATAGGCTATATCTCCTGGTTCTGGATCTGCTATATCAACATCAATCCATTGACCAGCCTTTTTAAATGCTGCTGCCCCACTTGGTGTGTAAACTGTATTGGGAATTTTTACCCCCGCTTCATTTCCACACCAGTTTACGAAACTTCCGCACCATGGTTGAAAGTTAGCCTTTGTGTAAGCGCCATACTTTGTTTCGTTATCTTTTGGACCCTCAATGACTCCAATTTCTGCTTTTGCAACTTCAATTAAACGTTCTGCTGTACCTTGATCTGCCATTTTTATTTATCCCAATCTGTGTCAACTGGTTGTTCTTCTGGCATTGCACCATCTGGTTTTGCTGCCAAACGTGCTGCTGTGGCATCAATTTCTGCTTCTAATTTTTTATCTGCTTGAATATTCTTAGCATCTGTTTCTTTGTTTGCTATCTGTGCAGCCATTACATCTTTAGCGCCGTCTCTGCCAATTAAGATACCAGCAAGTGTTCCAGTAATAAATGTTGCTACTGATGACAAAACATTGAAAAACATTTTATCATTTTCTGATTGTCCACCAATTGGCTGTGTTACAAAAACAAGGGCATACAAAATACCCATAGTTGTAAATAGTAAAATTGTTCCTAATGTTAGACCAAGAAAGAACTTTAATCTTGCTTCTAACTGATCTGTTGTATATTTTTCTCTCATTTTGTTACCTCTCTTGGATCAAAACCATAAATATCATTTATGCATTCTCCATACCCTAAACAAGTTGGTGGATTACATGACTTTTTATTCCAGTTTTCTGGATCTTGACATTCATAACGATACTTATTAGCACATCCAGTTAAGGATAAGGCTAATAGAGATATCACTAGAAGGCTACGAAGGGTTTTCATACCTTCCATTATACTATATTATTGCTATTCGTCTTCTTTACGGATGCCTATGGTTGCAAACCATATGGCTACTGAGGCTAGGGTTACATACCCAACAACAGTCTTAGCGCTACCTTCAAGCACTACCCAGGCTACAAAAAATCCCAGGAATGTAAAGTTTTCGTTTAGGGCTGCCATCCCCCATTCTTTTAACTTTTTCATTTAGTTTCTCCTTCTTCTAGGTGCAGTAGCAACAATTAATTGACCAGCAACTATTGTTACAACTACAATGTCTTCTGCTTTTTCACGTTCTGGAATAGACATGTCGGCACCCATGTTCAGTAGGGCTTTGCCTAACTCGCATTTTTGCTCTTCTGTCAAACCTTCAATTGCCTCATCTGGATTAAAACAAGCAGCAATTGCTCCTACCAGCGCTGCTGGACTTTCTAATACAAGCAGTGCAGATGCTACTTCTGCTTGAATAACTACGGGGTTACCGTTTGCATCTTCTCTTACCTCTACTGGAATTGTAGGTGGAAGATCACGATATTCAAGTCCCGCCGATTCTATGTTTGCAGCAGTTAC